GACAGGGGTTCGACTCCCCTTATCCGCTCCACTCAACCCCCTAAAAAACCCAACAAAATCAACGCGGGTGATTACAGTTCAATGTCAGAACATTGGGATGATTTACCCGCGTATTTTTAGATGTTTTTTTATGGGGGTTGATTGGTGGTCAGGGATGCATTTATCTGTTTTAGTAGCATCTGCCAGCGTTTTTCTCGGAGTAATAATATATTGTAATTGTTGACCAGGTTGCGGTAGTTCGCCTCGTTTAGTCCGATATAGAGATTGCTGCCGGCATCGATGGCAGGGACGGCACAGCGCGGGCTTAAGGCGGCAACATCATAGACGGCGTTGCGGTCCAGGTGCTGTTTTTTTGCCAGGGCTATGCACGTCGCTGAATTTTTGATTGTGGACTGGGTGGCTGAACGGGGAAAATCCCAGGATACGGGAGCAAGCATTTGTTTTGGTGGTGCTGTGTATTGAAGCACGGTCGCGATGGGCTTTGGTGGAGCCGTGGCGATGGGTGGATTTGTGGCACAGGCGGATAGCAGCACGGCAATAAGGATGGTGCGCATCATTTCATCCACTCCTGTTGCATTTTGTCTGTTGATCGGTTGATTGCCTTCAGCAGCAGTTCCGAATGCCTGCCGTTGCGAATTTTTAGCAGTTTGTGCCGTGCGAGCTTGGCTCGATTGGCTTGCAGTTTGGCATTTAATGCGGTGTTCGCTTCGCCCATCTTGTTCATCGCTGCAATATATCGCTCAACATCGGCTTTTATTTTTGCTGACTGTGCTTCAAGACCCGCGTTTGCAGCTTTTAGCGTGGTCACGTCGGCCTGCAGTTGCGTGATTTTCACCTGCTTTGATAGCGATTGGGCACGGTAATATTGCAGACCGCCGGCCAGAGATAATACCAGCAGAACAACAGCGATGATAATTCCCATGCGGATGCTCATATTAATCCTCCTTGTGCGGCGGTGCCGCGTGTGAGTCTGTCCAAAAGCGAATCGCTGCAATCACTGCTAGTACGATGCTGCCGTAATACGCCAACTGCCATTGTGTAAGTGTGCCGATGTGGTTGTTTACGAACTGGTATGCGTCCCATCCCCAATACGTCATAAACAGCAGCAGCAACACTGTGATGATTCGGAATGCGCGCATGATATGGAGAATTTTTAGCATCATGTTCATTTCCTATGGATTCCCGCTTTCGCGGGAATGACGGGCTTTTTGTAGATCCTGCGCCGCGTTATATATGCGACAGCAATCAACACCACGCAGCCGAGAATCGACATGGCGGAATCCAGCATCAGCCGACCAACCAGATCACAAGCATGATGATGCCGCTGAGAATACTGGCACCAGCACCGAAGATCATCGCAGTCAGTGCGCCGTAATTTTCGGATGAATCAGTGAAATAGCCATAGCCCATCAAACAAAGGCCGAGGGCAAAAACGGTTACTGAAAATAGCATATCAGTCTCCTTTTTGGTCTGTTGCGTCGATGATTTCAAGCACGAAGAAATCACGACCTTGGGTGATGCGTTTGAACTCATTGAAACCTGCTTTACTCGATAGCACCGCGCACTTGTCGTGCAGTTCACCAAACTGCTCACCGATGATGATGCAGCCGTGGGAATCATCCATCACGTTGCCTTTATGCAGCAGGATGTGGCTGCGACCCGGCACATCGGTCACTTCAAATGTGTCGCCAAAATGGGGGGATTGAACGCGGCGGCAGGTGTATGTGCCTGCGGGGATGCAGGATACGCTTTGTGCGTTATTCAGCCAGCGGCGTTCGACGGTTAGCGCGAAGGGTTTGTCATCCAGCATGATCACGCCGAACGTGCCGTCCGTGTTGTCTGAAATACGTTTAATCGTCAGAATCATTGCTATCTACCTCCTTCATTTCATTCGCTGCCTTTTCGAGTCGGTTCAGTTCGGCACGCATGGTATGTATGTCCTGCAACAAGCCGATGAATACGCTATTGCGTTCATTTTTATTCATTACAGCCACGCTCATTGCGCATTTCTCCGCGCGGCAACGCCAGAGCGTGCCAGTGCGACTTTTATAGATACGATGTCTTTGCGCATTTCTTTCAACTCTGTGAGTACACGATCATTCTGAGTGTCGCTATGGGCATATCGGCTGCTTTCACCATCCACATGGGCCTGGAATGCCTGCCAGTGGAGGTCAACATCGTTACGGATGCTGTCCAGCCATGATGTGAAACCAACCACTGTTACGATCAACGTGGCGATAGTGGCGATAGGCACCCGCTTGTCTAAGTGCCATTGGTTCTCTCGGCGATCCTCGCCTGTGTAGTCTGTCATTTAGCCCTCCATTTATTGCAAATATTGGCGATCATAGCGTCACCTGCGTTTGTTCAGCCGACAGATTTAGCGTCGCCGTGCCCCACTGATCGCGGGCGGCTACGATGAGGTAATACGTCGTGCCGGTGGTCAGGCCGGTGAGGGACGCGGCGGTCGCCGTGCCGGTGTAGGTCAGGGTGGTGGCATCAGGCGTGAATCCGGATGTGGTGCTGATCCAGACTTGATAACCCTGCAAATCGATATCGGCGATGGCTGACCAGTTGATGTCAATCGTCGTGGTGCTATTGCTGGCGGTGGTGATGCCAGTCGGGGCAGCCGGGGTAGGATTGCTGATGTTGATCTGCGAAAATGCAGAGAGTTGCGCACCGGTCACGGCTCGAACTTTTACGGTGTAATCGCGCCAGGGACCACCATCGGCAATCGCATCAGAAACGGCATAGGTGAATGTGGTTGAAGTGGTCGATGTGCTGCGCCGGAGACCGCCGCCGCTCCAGATTTCGAGATCATAGGAGGTGGCACCCAACACGGCTGTCCATTGCGTTTTGAACACCAGGCCAATGAAGGGCGATTGCAGAGCCAGATTGGCGGGGCCGGTTAAGCTGCCGCCGGTCAGGGTGCGATTGTATGCGGTCACATTGGCCAGTGATTCTTCGGCCTGTCCGAAGGCGTTGAATGATGTGAATTTGAAATAGATCACCTGGCCGATCAAGGTGCTGTTGAATGCGTATTGAAATAGTGCCTGATCCAGCCGGGCAAACGGTACGCCGGCATTGTGCGCGCCGGCTGCTGTGCCGAACAGGCCGCGATGCAGGTATGATAGCGCATAGCGGCGGTTGGTGATCAGCGATGCATCGCGATAGGCCAGCAATTCGCCACCGACATAGCAAAGCGATGCCAGCGCATCCACGGCGGCCTGACTGGATGGCAGGATCTGGCCATCGGTGTTGAGGTCAGCCGTCAACGTGTTGGTGATGTCCGGATCTGCTGTTGGTGCGCTAAGCGCGGCATTGAGCGTGCCATAGCGCGCATCGCCATAAATGCTGCCGATCATTTGATATGTGGCATTATCGAGACTGACCCAGATATTACAGCCGCCCCAGTCCGCACCGCCCGATACTGCCGCCCAGACTTCATTGCTGCCGCCGGTCAGAGCCAGCGGTGGCTCAAATAGCAGCGGCGCATTGACTGCGCCCGGTGGCGTATTCCAGCCAGATGCAAAACCGCCACCGGATGGCGAGGCATAGAGTGCAGGATCAGCCACGCCGATGGGGAATTCTCTGGCCACGATATGGATATCGCCCTGATCGTTTTCTTCTGTGCTAAAAATGCGCACAGGGAACCGATCCAAACCCATATCGGCATCGGTGATGGTGATAATATCCATCGGCTCCAGGCGTGCATAATTCCAGCCCAGATCGAATTCATACTCGTTGCGGATATAGAGCAGTTGTTGCAATCGCGCCTGCGCCACTTGCTGCGCCACGGCAGCCGTGGTGATCCAATGCATGGTCTGCACATCTTCCTGACGCAATCCATACGCCTCAATATTGGCCTGATCCTTGGCCTCTGCAATGGCAATATTATAATCATTGGCGCGATCTGCATATTCGATCTGCACGGCATTGAATGCATCGGCAGTCGGTGTGCGGCGGCATAGTACCGGCGCATCTTGTGTGTCCAGAAAATCATCGTCAGTGAGATCATAGAGGGGTGTATTGTCCGGCGTGAATGTATGTCCATTGCCGGTTACCGGCATCGATGCACGCGGGATGATTTTCAGCAGACCCTCGGAATAAACGAATTCGCAGTTGACTGATTGCACGATAGACAGCAGATGTTCTTGTGCCGGTTTTTGATTCGTGAGCGCAGGCGAAATAAACAGCCCGGCGGCAATGCAGTAATCAGAAAACGCGGTCAGATCACCCAACGATGCAGCCGGAAAACCTGCGCCATGCGTGGCGTGGGTGAGGAGATCCATTACCACCGCTTTCGGATCAGCATCAACAATACCGCCGGAAAACTGCAACGGCCCCAGCACTTCAAAGTTATGATTGCCCAGATTGGCACTGCCACCCAGATCATACGACGCATGCGCCACATAGGCTGTCTCGCTGTATCCAATGGCCTCGGCTGGATGATTCGTGGTCAGATGCCCCCAAACAGCCTGGGCCATCGCGCCCAAAAACGCCGACATGCCGCCGGCTGCAACCAGGTCGGCATATTTGGTCTTATCCTTCCAAACCGCCCCAATGCCGACAATCAGCCCCTCGCATAGCCCGATGGCCAGTGCGGTCTGATAGGTATAGGTAGTGTTTTGCTGCGTCACCCCGCCGCCACCCTTGCCGCCGGTGGTCTGGGTGGTGGTATGCGCAATCGGTGTGAAATCACCATACCAGATCAGGTTTCCGGAGATGCGTTGCCGCCCATAGACCAACGGGATCACCTGGCCATAGCTGGATGTCTGAATATTGAGCGCGCCGAGCCGTGGCTCAGTCGTAGAAATCGTGCTGCCGCCGCCACCGAATAGGCCGCCCATCTATTCGGCTCCGCCGGATAGAATTGGGAATTGAGAATGAAGAATTGAGAATGAAAAGCAGGGCAAAACATTAGCCACTGATTCCACGAATTTCCACGAATTAAAACCTTTTATAGCCTTTGATCTATTCGTGTTCATTCGTGTCATTCGGGGCTGGCCTTTGATTTTCACTATTCTAAATTCACTATTCATAATTTTTTACCGCGCACGCGATAAAACCCTGCGATTCGGCTACCGAGTTCACCGCGATCACCTTCGCTCATCACGCAGCCCTGGCCGCGATAGGCGTGGATGATCATTGGCCAATCGATGACGATGCCTGCATGAGAAGCCGTGCGCCCGAATTTATACAGCACCACATCACCAGGCTGCGGCTCATCAACCGGATCAGCATACTGCTGGATCCAGCCGAGATACTTTTCTTCTGATCGATGCAGATGCCAGTCTGGGGGATACGGGCGCGGATCGATGTGCGGGATCATGCCGCACGACTCGAACACTTCGCACAGCAGCATGGCACAATCCACCCCCACGCCGCGCACGCGTGCCTGGTGATGATATGGCGTGCCGAGCCATGCGTGGGCCTCTTCGACTACGACAGCCCCGGTCATGGTGCTTCGTATGCCCCCGCAGCGCCTGTACCATCGTTTGCTCGTACATTGCCAGACAAATCAAACGGCATGAAGGCTTCGCCCGACCTGACCACATTTGCGATTGATGATGCAGCAACTGGCGTGTAATTACCGCCGCCTAATCCGTTTCCGATGATGTTTTCTCCCGCTGATGCGTTGAGTGTCCACGGATTGGCGATGCCGTAAACAGAGCCATACGGCGCAACTTCCCCTCGGAAAGAGCCTCGGCCTGTATCTGCAACAGCACCCTGAGCTTCGCTTCGGCTGCCGACATTATACAGCACTGACCACGCGCCGATGTTGTTTCCGTCCAGTGCGAATGTGTCGTGTTTAGTCCACCATGAGTCATAGACATTGCCCCGCAAAAACAGTTTGATCTTGACCCCGTTTTGCCCGGCAGCATCGTTGTAAAACATATTTACACGCGCACCCGCACAGGTGTTGCCAAAAAACAGGACATCATTGATAGCTGTGTATGCGTTAGCTGATATTGCCGCGATGGGGTATGTCGCGTTAATGCTCTCAAACAGATTTCCGAAAACTGCCAATCCGAGGTTCACACCTTGGCTTTGCGCGTAGTTGATTGGTGTAAACGCAACATTATAAAATGAGTTATATGCAATGATTGATCCGTCATTGTGGGGCTGACCACCGCTTGTATTTACGTCTGCCAACGCGTTTGCAGAGCCGAGATTGGGTGAGCAACCGATCATCGTTCTCGATTCGCAGATACCCACGTTTGTCGTTGCTGTAATCCCGCGCATAAGCAGCGGTGCAAATAGACCGCTTGAAAAATGAGCAAACGTGCCGGACACGGACGTTGTGCAGTTGATCTGTGTAAAATACACATTGTAAAACTGGTGGAACATGCGCCCAACTGCACCCGGAGTAAGCGTGCAATCATCGATCCAGAGTTGTTTAACTGGCGTTGCTGTTGCTGTTGTCTCAAGCCCTCGCAGCACAATAACAGCACCAGTTGTTTGGACTGTGATACCGGCCAATGCCAAACCGCCCGGCGCATAGGCATTGGCGTTGCTCGCAGGGTCACCGATGATTGCCAACGCTTTAGTTGTAGCCGGATCGCGGGTGATGGTACACCATGTATCGCCTGCCGTGCGCGTCGATGCGTTTCCGCCCATGCTGGGGTGCGTTCCGGCCATCAACCTAACTTCGCCGCCGCCGATATTGTTTCTGCCATACGTTGCCAGATTAAATGCATGTATGCCGGTCAGCGCGCCGTTTATCGTGAGATACGGTGACGCAGCAGCTGTTGCCGCTGTTGCACTGCTCACGCCAGTTGCATCACTCCCTGTCGTGGCATTGACATACGCATACGCCGTCCCGTAAGTGCCTGCATGATCTATGATATTCGGCGTTGAGCAAATCACGCTTGCGTCGGGATATGCGGTTGCATCGGAGTCCAGCGGAGTATCACCGATAAACGGGTAAATAATTGCCCTAGCATCAGCAATTTCATCTTGCGTCAGCGTGGTTGTGCTCAAATCCGTTTGATAAACCTGCACTGGGTTTGCATCTGTACGCCAAGCAGACACGGACATTGACGTTACCGTGCTTGATACAGTCGCGGCACTTGTTCGACCTGTAAGTTCAAACTTAACCGCAGCTACCATGCTGCTGTTACGCGCGTATGCGTTTGCTGCCACCACCTCCAGATGTGCAGTCGCGCCGAATCGCTGTAGAGGAGGCATGCTCCATTTGCCGAACACAGTTGGATAGCTCACAGTGGATTCGTTCGCTGCTGTAAATGCTCCGGCTTGCGCATTGGTCGGAACCGTGTTTATAGCCCAGCCAGCATGGAAAAAGATGATCGGGTCCCGGCCTGAGTTGCCGTTGCCATTCCTGTCTTTGATATAAACATAATCATCCAGTGCAAATTTTGCAGTTAGCAGACTGCCCGCAACAGACACCTGATCACTGGCCTGATTCGGGAACGGCTGACGGACGAGTTTGGTCGCTTTTAATCGACGTGGCACCTGCACAGCATTGCCGTTGGCATCAAAACCCATGCTGGTGATAAACAGATCGATTTTAGACGGATCGTAAGTCGTGCCGATCGGAAAACTGGAGACATCCACCTCCAGAGTCCATCCGTCCGATAAAATGCGGGCATTAACGACAGAGCCGGCGGGCACAATCGAATTAATGTTGGGGTTGTTGAACTGCACCAGGGCTGCCTCCGCTCTATCTGCATCTGCGGCGGCCTGCGTGGCTGACAGACCTGCATTGGTCACGTCATTCAATGCGCCCCGCATATAATCCAGTATATCTATCAAACGCTGTTTGAAATTCGCTTCGGTCACGGCCGCTCCGGTCATGCTGCTGTTACTCGGTACTGTTGCCATTTTTTTCTCCTAAAAAGCTGTCTCCGGAATCGGGATATACGGAAATCCGCGAAACCGGGGCAGGTTGTTGAATTTTGTGGTGCAGGTGGACTGTTGTTTATCGCAGCCGGGGTATGCCTTGAAGACATCACCCACGGTGGACATGGCTTTGAGCGGCAGGCTGAGCGTGATAATGCCGGGGCTGTAGGCTTTGACTGTGCGCGATACGCCGGCATTGGGGCCTGATGAAAAGGTGATGGTGCCAAGCGCGAAATAGTCCGCAGCCTGCGATAGTCCGCAGTTGATCTGCGTCTTCGTGCTGCCAGCGTGCACGCTGGATGATACGGCAAACGCGGCTTTGCTCAGTCCGCAACCGGCATCAAACAGGGTATGCAGGCAGCCCGCTTGATAGATATTGCGCGGCATTTGCACATTAAGCAGCGCAATATCGGAGAGCACCGACAAGCGCGCGGTGCCGCGATCCACTTCATCCACATTGATTTCGCCATTGAACAGCAACATCGTGCCTGCGCTGGTGTCGGTCGGATTATCCAGCGGCATAAACACCCGATCAATCTGCATGCGCGCCCCATCCAGACCGCCATTATTGGCAATCTGCACAAACGGCCTGCCCAGCATGGTGTGGGTTGGATCGGCCGCGATATCCACGCTCAGCGTATCCACCTCAATGCCGGACACCGTGCGGATGCCAGAGCGGGATATTTGCAGGTTGTTGGAGAGATAGATATTGCCGCCCACAATCAAATCAGCATCATAATCCGCATAATAAAACGCATCGCCCGTGGCCAGCGTGATCGTATAAAGATCAGCCATCACAAACTGATTACTACTCAGCAACGCGATCAAGGCAGGGGTCGCAGTTCTCATTGCATTCGCCCTGCTAAATTGTGAATGGTGAATTGTGAATGGTGAATGAGAGGCAAAAGCGGGGTGGTGCCTTTCATTTCTAAATTCTCAATTCTAAATTCTAAATTCATAACCTGTCTCCCAGGGTTGCCCAGATGTCGCAGGTTTTTAGATTCCAGAGCTTTTCCATGAATTTTGTGAAATCATTGGCATCATCATTGAAGCGAGCGCGGTAGTAGTAGTTGCCGTTCCAGACCAGCGGCTCACCGGCGGCGGGCGGCGTGGTGAATGTAACCAGTCCGGTGGCGGATACGGTGTAATCGGTGCCCAATACATAATTTTTTACTGTGTTCCACATTGGGCTGCCGTCCGCGGTCCACATCGATTGCTGGCCGTCCGGCGACCACATCAGCGGCCCGATCACCAGCGTAGATGCATCGATATTGTTCACCGGCTCAGATGCACCACCGAAATCGCGATCCAACTGGAACGCGGTAGTGACACCATCACCGGTGCCGAACTGGCGATTGAATACCCAATAATCATCCGGATCGGTGAACAGGAATGAATCAAAGCTGCCCTGCCGCTGCATGTAGAATCCAGCCAATGTTTTCAGCTCATTGTAAGCCGTTTCATCACGCAGGAATTCAAACGTCAGCCCGATTTTATAGAGCGGATGCGCCCAGTTGCGCCGCCTCAATTCGCGCCCGGAGCGGGCGGTTTGCGTGGACGTGGAAAACGTAGGCGTTTTCACCACATCAAACGCCAGACCGGGCAGGGTTGGAAAGACGGCGTTAGACATCGGAAAAATGAACCACGAAGGCACAAAGGCACAAAGGAAAACCATAGAAAGATTTTGCCTCTCTTTGTGCCTTTGTGTCTTCGTGGTGAATTGCTTTTGACTTCATGCTGAAAAATTCCGTTTAAGTTTTTTGAGGGCGGGCGGCAGGCTGGATGCGTTGCGGGTCAGATACTGCTTGAATGAGCGGGCATCCATGGCTTGCACTACTACGGTGGTGTTGCCGCCTGATGCTTGACCACCACCGGCGATCATATCGCGGAGAGGATTGGCAATGTGGGCTGGCAAAACCATCTCTTGCTGATGCAGTTGGGTCATGGGGTTGGTGCCTGCGGGGATATCGTAGCCGCCTGATGCCGATGCGATGTTGCTCGCATAGCCTGCGACCACGCCGAATGCACCCGCTGCTGCGATGGGGGCGATGAATGGACCTACAACAGGAATGGCGGCAATCGCATTATAAACATTGGCCATCACCTGCCATGCACTCATCATGATCTGCTTCACCGCCGTGCCGGCAGATAGCAGTAGCGATTGCGCCGCACCGGCAGCTTCAATGCCGCCGCGTGTGGCAGTGCCTGTTGCCGTGGCAGCAGTTTTCATAGCCTCGGCCTTCACCCAGTCCACCACCATTTTCACGCCCATGTTGGCAAACTCCAGCACGATGGATTGCCCCATCTGTTTCATGGCTTTGCGGAAACTCAATGTGCCCTGAATCATGCCATTGATGGATTTCTGAAACGCGTTGGTGACCGGGGCAAACATTTTGTCGTAGAATTTCTTCTGTTCCAGCGCGGTTTTGGTCTGCATTTTTTTCATACCCAGATCATGCTTGCGCTGAATCGCCTCAATCTTGTCCATTGCCCGCTGGTATTGTACTGGCTTGTCTTTCACCAGCTTGGCATGCGCCTTGGCGGCCTTGATCTCAATCGCCATGGTCTTGGCGTTCAGGGCTTTCAACGCCTGGATTTCTTCGCTAGCTGAAATCTGACCGAGTTGTTTTTTCTTGTTGATCTCTTCGCGCTGAATAGCCAGCCGGTTCAACGATTCGGCGCGCTGCTTTTCAATGGAGAGCGCAGCCAATTGCTGGCGCACCTTTTCGGCAGCCAGTGCGGCCTTGGATTGTGTCTGTGGCAGTGCTGTGCCAGATGTGTCATGCGGTGCTTGCGTTCCGCCCTGTCCGCCACTGTGCGCTGATGGGGAGCCACCGCGACCGGCTTCGGTTGCAAGGAATAGCTTATTGGATAAATCCTGTATTTTCTGGATGGAATTCGCGGCGTTATCAACCGCATTACCGAATGCTGCTGCGCTTTGCTTTTCGGAGATTGCGATGCCCTGCTTGAGCTGCTCCATTTTCGCAATCGAATCTTCCACCCCGGCAATACCAAAATCATGGCCGGTGATGTCATTCACCATATTAAGCAGTCCGGAAATGCCCTTCATTTCGGACAGCACCGCATCAGTTACCACTCCGGCGGTTTTATCAATACCGAGTCGCAACAAATCATCTGTGACACTAAGTGCCGCTATCGCCTGGCCGAATTCTCCGGCGGCAAAAATGGCTACCTGCATGGCATCAATCAAACCGCTGGATATTTCCGCCGACAGTTCTTTGGTGGCATCCTTATTGTTGTTGATTTCATCCAGCACGGCTTTCAGAGCGTTTTTGGCCGCTACAAATGCGCCATCATCGCCAATCTGTTTCTGGAACAGTGTCCACTGATCGCCCATCATGGAGACAGTACCTGTCCATGTGGTGGCCAGATCATTGGCCGCGCCACGGAATTTGCTGGCGGGATCTTCAAAGGCGCGCATCAGTTGTTTGCGGGTATCCTCTGCCGATACCGATACGCCAGCCTGAAAGCCGAGCATGGCCAGAATGCCGCGCTCGCGGAACAGATCGGCAGATGCCGCACCGGCGGAATACATACGCACCACTTGTTCGGTGGTCTGCTGAATCGACAGGCCGGACACCGCCGCCAGATCGGCAATCATCGGCATCCATTTATTGACCTCAGCCACACCACCGGACATTACCCCGGACATCTGGGTGGCTGAGCCCATAATTTCCTGGAACGAGAACGGCACAGTCGATGCGAATTTGGTCATGTCCTGGAATAAACGATTGCCCTCGGCAACCGAGCCGAGCACATGATTCAATCTGATCTGGAAATTCTCGAATTCGGATGATGTGGAAATCACCGCCGATTCGATCAGCGTGAATGATGCCGCCGCCGCCGTGACCGCCGCCGTGATGGCCGTGGCCGTCTGCGTTGCCGCCCCCTGAGCCTGAGCAAATGCCTGCCTAGCATTGCTCGCATCCCCCAGGATCATGATTTTCAACTCATTACCAGACACTCACAACACCTCTTTCAATCTTTTTTTAGCCACTGATTTCACGAATTTCCACGAATTAAAATCTTTATAGCCTTTGATCTATTCGTGCCAATTCGTGTCATTCGTGGCTAGGCTTTTGATTGTTTCTTCATTCAAAATTCTTAATTCACCATTCCGCCGCATGAGGCGAAGGAGGCTATGAAATCGGCTTCGCTATCGATCTGCTGCGCTTTGGCCGGTTTCGCTTCGATGCCCAGGTAGCCTTGCACCATCAAATGCAGCGGCGGGTGGCTATCCCAATAACGAGACATGGCCGCATAACGCGGTAAATCCATGTGTTGCCGGATATAGCCCCAGCTCCAGCCGGTCGCGGCGATGATGTGACTGTAGATGTAGCCCCAGTCAATCGGCTGACCATCATCGCCTACGCTTCCCCCGCATCATCAGCAGGCGCATTGGCCTGCATGGCTGATGTGAACGCCACTTGCATGTTTGATACGTCCACATCCAGTGCCAGGGCATCCCGATCCAGATCCGGATAGTTGCGTTTCAGGCTCATAAACAGGATATCGAATATAATGGACGGCTTCGGCTCGGCTTCGCGTCCCATGAACACATCCTCATATTTTTCCACGCAGGCGAACGGCGCAGGCGGCACGATATAGGTGTGCCGCCCGAGCTTCGTTTGCACGCCGGGGATCAGATCATCAGCGGGCTTCAAACCCGCAGAATCAGCACCGGCCATCAGTCAGCCACCGACAACACGCCGAGCTGACCAGCGGAATCGAGACAGGCTTCAAAGTCGAACTCCGGAATGGTGTAATCTTCCAGCTTGGTTGCGAAAGCCAGTTTATTGGATACGCAGGCATTGAGCTTGAGCATCAGAATCTTGCCGTCGGTGGAGCCACCGAACACGGCCATGAATTTGGTGGTCGCGCCGATATTGCTGCCGCCGATAGCGATATTGCTGCCGCCGGTGGTGGCTGTGTGGAGGTAATCAATCAGCACAGCCTTGCCGTTGTCGCCGGTGTTAAATGTGTACACGCCGGACGCTTCGCTATATTCACCGACCGCCGGTGTGGCTGCGACCTTGGTCATATTCAAACCGGTGGCAGCATCGATCACGCCCAGATCCGTATCAAAGTTGGCCGCATTGGCCACGGTGACTGCGCCGGTGCTGACTACGCCCGCTTCAGCGACGGCGGGAACAATCAGGCCAGTGCTGAGACTTTCGCCGAAAAACAGATCATTCAGCATCTTGCCGTTGAGCTGCGCCGTTTTGGCCTTGCCGGTGAGTTTGGATGTGCCCTGCTTGATATCAACCGCGAATTTTGACTGACCATGCAGCGATTTCGTAGTGGACGTGATGTCCACAGACACATCCTGCAAGGTGCCGAATTTGTGCGGCGTTGAATTCGCCGCGCTGTTGATGCCATATAAATTGCCTGTGCCGAAATTGATCATGATGCGTCTCCTGTCATTGGTTTAAGTAGTGCTATTTTCAGCGACTCACGCGCCGCCAGAATTTGATTGTGATTCTCCGCTTGCCGCAGCACCGGAATATTCGCCTGCAAATCAGCAAACGCCGTATCAACAGCCACAGCCATGGCCTCTGCCTCAATGGTTTCCACTTTTACTTTGATATTTCTTGCTCGTGCCATGATGGCCTCCTGTTAATCCTAAAATCCGCTGTCCAGACGCGCCTGGTAATGCATTTCGATTGGCCGAATGAACCAGCCGTAGTCGCCATTCTCTGAGCCGGATCGCCCCAGCAATGGCAGTGCTTTAACCAAGAGCCAAATGCCATCAATTCTTTGCACAGTGCGTTGGCCGACTGCTTTGGATACGGCCTTGTTTAATCGGTTGATTGCCGTGGTGACGGATGCATCCGATGCGCCTTTTCGCACATAGCCAATCACCGGCACGGAAAAAATCACCTTGACCAGATCACCGGACATGCGCTCCACCCGCTCATTTTCACCATCGCCGTTATCTTCCACGATGAGCGTGTCGAATTCAGCATCGTTCATTTCTTCGATGGTGTGAAGATTGCGTGATATTGGGGAACCCAGATCAACAGCGTAACCGTTGGCCGTGGATATAGTGCCAAGGATTTCGGCCAGTTTGGCAACGCATGTTTCACGATCAGACATGGGCTATCCGCTTCAGGGCGCGATTCTCGCCCTGGCGTACAAGCTCAACAATGCGGGCGCGTTTCTCTTTCAATGCAGGATGCATGAAGGGTTGCGCCTCGGTGCCGTTGGCCTTAATTGATCGGGCGATCAGAAATGCCGAACTCTTGATCGATCCATGGGCGGGTTTTATGCGTTTAACGCGCATCCATTCAATGATGTGCTGACGGCTTGGGAGTCGGCCTGCACTTGTACCGTGCTCAACATCATAAGCGTAGTTCATGCCGGCCATCACATAATGCTGCAGGCTGAATGTTTTGCCCTGTTTGATGCTGTTGGCCAGATGGCTGAAGGCTTTCGGGCTTTTGCGCTTGGCCAGACGCGCCACTTCATGCGCGGCACGGGATAATGATCTATCCACTTCAGCCTGGAGAATACCGGGGGCTTTGGCCATGCTGCGCAATAACGCTTCGGCACCGATCATTTTAACCGATACGGCACTCATTTGGCTTGCGCCTCAAACATATCCATGAGCTGCTTGAATAGTGCATTCGGCGTGCCGGTCATGCGGCCTCCGGATATGCCATCGCGCATGGAAACCGGTTTGTGCATATTGCGGGTGGCCATCTCTTTTGCCGCTTCGGCTTGCGCACGCAGCAATAGCAGTGCCCGATCTTCGGGCTGGATGGTGGTGTTGCCATTGGCATCAATCTTGTGCGCTGCGAAATAGCGGAACGGGCAGGTGGAGCCGAGAATATTGATCTGGTGCAGCGATGGTGCCGGATTAAATAGCAACTCGCGTGCGCCGGGATCTCCGATAATGTCCAGACGCGGCAATGCGCCGGGGAAGTTGTTATCCCATGGCTTCAGATCACGCTTCTTGTTGCGACCCCATTGCAGGGAATGCTCATCAATGGCATCGGCTGGCGCAGCATAGCTATCCTGATCTGCTACCAGCGTGACTGATCCTGATCGCACACGCGGACGCACGCGCCCGAAATCGAGCGCGGCATGATCCAGATGCCGGATAAAATCCGCATCGATGGGCGAGGTAAAAACCGCAGCCGCATCATTGAGCGATGATTTCAAATCGGCAACCAGATCGTCCTGCGACATTGAACCGGCCATGGTTAATCAGCGTCGCCTTCAGCGCGATTCAGACGCTCTTCGGCAATGGCTTTGCTTACGCCCTGGCGATTGCTGGCGACTACTTCGGCCTGTTCAATGAGATCAAGCTCATCATCACTCAAGCCGGGCAATGCCTCGGTGATTTCAGCTATATTGCCGTCCAGAATATCCAGCAATGGATCGGACTGGGCTTCGGGTTCGGCCTGCTCATTGCCCTCGTGGGCTGTTGGCAGCATCGATGGGTCAACCATGCGCGTTTCATGCGCAGGGACAGTTTTGTTGCCGATATGGACGGCATGATCTTCATCATTGGTAAAAGGGATTTCTTGCATATTCATCTCCGTATCTGTTTGGGTTGAGGATCAAGGCTTGATAAATAGCAGCAAAAAAGGGGAACTGTGATTTCTTCATTCACAATTCCCCTTTCGCTATTGCTTTTATCTGCCTGTTGCAGAATAGGCCAGCACGCTGGTCAAACGGTTGCGCAGAGGTGTTGGCAACTTGATGGCGTTGTATTCCTCACCATAAGCCACTTTCTTGCCTGTTGGTTTACCATTGGCACCAACAGCTTCAAACGGCTGACCCGTTTCAAACGGTTTGACCACGGCATAGCCGATCAGACCCGCTTCACCCATGATGATACGCTCATCACCAAGATCGATGCCCGGCGCGTTGGTGCCGAATGCTTCGATAGCCTTGATGGTTGAGAGATCACCCTTGCCGGACAGAGCCGTGCCGTTGCGAGCTTGTGATTCCACAAAGGCGCGGGCATTGGTGATGGTGTCGTTCAGGATCGGACTCATCAGCATGAACATATTGTCGGTGTTGATGAATCGATCACCGGAGAGGATGGCCTTGCGTGCGCCAACTGCCCGGAGCAGACCATTCAGATGATCTTCCAGCGTGGACCCTGTAGGCACATCCAGATCGAACAGCACCACATTGGTAGCCAGGCTGTAGGTGACAACGAGTGCAGTTGCGTTTGCAGGAGCTACAGCAACGCCGGCCTGATTTACAAGCTGGATATATCCCAGATTGTGACTGGTAACGCGGAAATATGTTCCAGCCGTCTGCGTGCCTGTGCCATCATATTCAACCAGTGCAGTACCACCGAGGGTGACAGTGATCGGGTTCTCGGCATTGCCAACATTGTTTCCGGTCAAATCCTTGACCTGATGCGGACGCACAATCGGGAATGATGTGGTCTTGAACGTGCTGGTAGAGCCGTTGACCTGCGATGTCAGCGTATTGCTCTGCGCTGTGGCACCATAAGCATCGGCGGAGCGTTGCAACTCGTTGGAGATGCGGCGGGCTACCAGTTCACGAATGATGCGGGCATTGGACTGCACGTTGCGTGCGTAAGCATCCCAATCAATCGCGCCATTGTTGCGGCTGAAGAAAATCACCTCATTGGAGACGTTCAGCGCAATCTTCATCGCGTTCACATAAGCCAGATCATTGTGCTGGGTGATGGATGCCCCGTTGATTTCCTGACCTTCGTAGGTGATCGCATCATTGGTGATGCCAGACATATCGCGCAATTCATACGGGATATTGACCACTGCCGATGCGTTGAAATCAGTGATGGCATTGACCAGACTCAGAATATTGAGATCGGACAGGGCTTCACGGATGACCGTGCGTCGATAGCCAGCGGGCAAGCTGGTATCACCAATGCCGGTTGCTCCACCGGCCAGCATCTTGCGCTCGTCGGCCAATTCAATGGCATGATCCACATCAAACTGAGCCAGCACGCGTTCGCAGAACTGATTCAGATCCTTGCGCTTGTCTTTCAGCCCGATATTGCTATCGATATGCTCCTGAAGAGCCACCACATCATTCTGGGTGGACTGAGGAACCTGCACAGAACCGGCGGCATGATAACCCAGGGCTGAAAGCTGCTGCGCAATGGAAACATCATTGCCGTGTGAAATCTGACGTTCGGCGAATTTCTTCACCTGCTTATCAGACATTTCCGGCGTGATTAGGTCGGAGTCTTCACAGAGTTTCTTTTTCACATCAGCGGACAAGCCTTCGGCCTTGTTGATGGTTTTGGTGAATAGTTTCACCTTGGCATCGCGATCTTCGGTCAGCTTCACGGCTGCGGCATCGCGATCTGCGAGGGCTTTGGTGACGGCTGCGTTGATGTCGTCAGTAGTCAGACTTTCCACCTTTGTCTGCTGACTGTCTGTTTTTGCCAGGGCAACCGCTGCAGCTTCAAATTCGGCTAACTGCTTCTTGGCTGTTTCTTCTGTGGGGTTTTCACCCAGGGCAATGCCGTAAGCTGTTGCCATCGTGTTTTGAGTTGACTCACTCAGTGCCATAATGGCAGATGATGCTGCGAGCAAGGCGAGATATTTTGATTTCATGATTTTTGTCTCCTCTGAAAGTGTTTTTGATTTTATGCTTTTCAATGCCTTAATCAGGCTGCTGGGCGGATTGGAAATTTCGCCGGTTAGAATAGATGAGAGTGTTCCGGCAGACCTTCCAGCGTCGGCACTTATGTGGGATAGAGCCGTGGATATTTCTTCCAGGCTCATGCCAGAATCCTGCAGTCGCTTAATTTCGTGGCGCGCGGAAGCACCTGTTCCGGATCCCTCTTCTCCTTTTGTTTGCATGAGAGTTTTCTCCTCTTCGTATAGCTGATTGATAAGTTCAGGGTGGATGTAAACAGGAGACGCTCCGTTTTGTTCCGCCAGTTCAACAGGATCGAGATGCTTGATCACCGGACGCACGGTGAGTGCGGCACCCAGCAATGTGGGGCCGTGCTTGTTGCCTTTCTCGTTGTCTTTGTAATCAGGGTGAAATTCAGCAGACAGATACTTCATGCGTTTGTTTTTTACGGCTTCAATGCCCTGGGGAGTCCATTCCACCAGTGCCCGCAGTCGGTTGCCTTCAACTTTCAGATCCTTGATATCGGCAGCGGCTCCGCCTTTGATGTCGTGATTGAGATCAACCACGATATCCTGACCATAGGTGCCCTTGTGAAAATTGGAGACCATGGACAGCAGCATTTCGTTGGTGATGTCAAAGGAGCCATAGCGCGGATCAGTGAATGAACCTGTACGCGTGAGAGTGATCCAGCTTGTCTTCTTGCCATCGGCCAGGGTCACACTGACACCAGACAGGAAACGCACTGCCTGAGCGGAATTTTCGGACAATCTGAAGATCACGGATTTCTGCATGCCCGAATGCAAGCAGAAGAGGCGGTCAACAAATATACCAGTAATGTGGCACGCTAGAACGGGAGTATTAAAGGAAAAACGGTGATTTTAGGAAAAAAGGATAAAGACTTTAGTCAAAGACATTGAACCACAAAGACACGAAGGCACAAAGGGAGGCAAAATCTTTTAGGGTTTTCTTTGTGCCTTTGTGTCTTCGTGGCGGATGGGTTTTAGTTTTCTTCTTCCAGAACGTCGCCAACTTCGCCGGATTCAAAGAAAGCCAGGGCCTCTTTGGCAGAGGTGTTTCCGTCCAGAGCCTCTTTCTTGAGATTTTTAATCAGCTCTTCATCAGTTTTGCTGGTTAGTAAATTCATAACCATCCAAGTTCTCCCATGCGCGCATCGATTTTATCAGCAATCGGGACAAAATCAGCATCTGACCATTGGGACGGTAGACCGATTGCTTCATTGTCAATCCTGATCTGATCAAGTTGCTTTAGCATTATACCATCACCACTCTTTTTTGCAACCCACTGCGAATAAGCGCGCGCCCACATTTCCTTCTCGGTAAGTAAGTATCTGGCATATTTTCGCGCCTTGGGAGAAATTCCACCACTCTGCAATGCCATGTTGATGGTGTTGATTGCATCGCTTCCCTTCATGGCTTTGACAATATCGGACATCGCACCGCTTTCGGTCGCAAATGCTTTCTTTCCACCAATCCCCTCCAGGTCAATAAAGTGTCCGATCTCATGGGCGAGCGTAAACTCCTTATGATCGCCGTATGATGATATTGCTATCTTCGTGGCTTTGCCACCTTTCCTGTAAAATGCACCATAAAATTTCTTTGATACAGACGGCTTGACTGGAATCACAGGCAGATCCCCGTCTGTATGTATCGAATCGATCACGCCCAGAACATGCGCCACCTCGCCTTTGTATGAGAGCGCATCAAGCGCGTTACTGACGGGGGTATGGATGCCACCTGACCCTAAAGGCGCAACCGGAGATGCTGGCTGTTTTGTTAGTGCCTCAATATTCACACCTTTCCTCTCCAGTCGTTTTTTGATGGTTTTCCATGGGGTGGATATGGCGGATTCGGGGATGTGGCCGGCATCGAAGGCGGCGCGTTTTTTTTGGCCACCGAGGATGGAGGCGCGTAAGCCCGGCGGTTGCGCCTTGAGGAAATCGGGGCGGGTCTGTTTTCCGGCTTTGTCGGCTTTGCTGACTTCATCGGCAAAGACTACCTCGGTGAAGCTGATGGTGTTCGGGTGGGCTGGCCATGGGTTTTTGCCTTTGGGATAAACGCCGGGGCCTAAGCCGTAGCGATTGACGCGTGCGTGCATGTTGCAGATGTCCGGGGTGCGATGGTTCGGACTGAGTAGGAAGCGGGTGCCGATGGTGTCCGGGTGTTCAAAGGATGCGGCTTGATAGGCTTCGCCGTGGGCGCGGTTGATTTCGGTGCGGAATAGGCGCATGGCGTTGTAGCGTGGGGAGCCATCGGCAAAAAGTAGCGCGTTGCCTGCTTCGCGACTGATGCGGGCGGCGTTGGCTTTGCCCATCTTGGCGAGCAGCTCGGCGGGGATGCGGTCGCCACGCTTTAGAAATTCATCAGCGGCTTGTGAGGCGGAATAGCCCTGCACCACGGCCTGTTGGACGGCCTGACCGACTACCTC